TTTGTCATATCACCCTATGAACTATATGTCATCAGCGTAACCTATTGACCCGCCGTAGTTGAGTCGGTGTGACTCAAGTTTGTCGTGTAGTTTTAAGGCTATCTTCTCATCTATGAGTAATGGTTTTAAAGCCACTAACCAATCGCAGCAATACTGATTGACCGGTGGTGAACATAGATAGCCTTAGTTAAGGACTATCTGTTAGATAGGGGATTGCTCCCAATCACGCTATATGTAATCTATCAATAGTTGTAATGCTCATAAGGTGATTCGTGTTTATGAGCTAATAGATACTCGCTGTTTAACTCCCTTGCTCTCAGGAGTTCCTCGGTGGCTAACCTTTTGCCGATCAACATTCGGGCAGTAAAGACTAACCCATCAAACGGGGCCACACTAGAGTCAGTAGTGTGCGCGGTTTTTTACATGGTGTGCCGCGCTGCCATTATTAAGTTTTTTCCAAGAACCGCAACTTCCCCTTGCGGTAAACGAACGATAGCATCAATTACAAGCATTGCAAGTGATAGGGTTAAACATTACGGAAAGGGATAACCATGGAGAGTAATGTTTGATCTTAAAGAAGGTAAATACTCAGCTCATTGCCCTAAGTGCAAATGGAAGTCTGAGAGTTATCCAAGCGTTGTATTTATGGATGCTCTTGATCTATGGACTTTAGATTTGAAAGCACATATTAAACGCAAACATTTTTTTTATCATCTATACATAACTAATGTAATTGGATTCCTACACGCAAGAATTGAGCCTGATGAGCAACAGTAACAAACGCATTGATGACACGCGCTGGCGTAAGTATGCAAAGGCAGTCAGCGAAGGACACTCTCAAAGAACCGCCGCGCAGATGGCCGGCATTAGTTACTCATCTGTTATGCGTCAGTTGCCAATTCCAACTTCACGACTTAACCGCGTACTTGGTGAGTTTGGATTTGAGAAAGCCGGTGTCTTTGGAATCGATGATGTTAAAGGTGATGCTCAACGAGCGATAGAAGATTTTGGATATTTTCGTCAGCGTTACTTTGCTCGCTCTACTTCACCATGGGTGGAAGAAGCTGCGTACAAGATGCTTGAGTTAGCAGCAACCCCCAACAAAGAATATGTTGTTATCAACTGTCCACCTGGCGTTGGTAAGTCAACCACATGGACACACGACTTTCCGGTATGGCTTGCAGTCCGTGACCGTTCGCGTAGAACTATGATCGGATCTCGTACAGCAGGTCAGGCAGTTAAGTACACAGGTCGTATTCGTCGTACCTTTGAGCGTGTCACACCTGTTAAGGCTGACCCCATCCTCTTTGAGAAAGGCTTAGCAGAAGATGCAAAATCAACTCTCATCACAGACTTCGGAAGATTCAAACCAAGCAACTCAGACTTATGGAGACTTGAGGAATTCATCTTGGCGCAAGACGGTGGAGTGGCAGTTGACGACAAAGAACCCAACTTCGTCGCATACGGTATGGATTCAGGCTTCTTGGGTGGGCGCTTCGATACAGTTATTTGGGATGACCTTGTTGATAAAACAAATATCCGTACAGTTGAATCCCGAGAGAACTTAATCAGTTGGTGGGAAACAGAAGCTGAAACGCGTCTTGATCCAGGTGGGCTTTTAATCCTTCAAGGTCAGCGCATGGCTTCAGATGATCTGTACCGGTACGCACTTAACCTTGTTGACTGGTCTGAGGAATTTGAGGAAACCCCCGAGAAAGCCCCCAAGAAATATCACCACATTGTTTACAAGGCGCATTACGACGAACTATGCGAGGCTGATAAAAACGGCGGCGTTCATAAGGGAAACTACCCACATGGCTGTCTCTTAGATGAATACAGATTGCCGTGGCGAGAACTTGCCCGAATCAAAAAAAATCGTTTAGATCGCTTTCAGACTCTCTATCAACAAGAGGATGTAGATCAGGCAGCGAGCTTGATCCAGCCAGCATGGATTGACGGTGGGCAAGATTCAACCGGTGTTATGCACCAAGGTTCTTGGGATGAGGACCGCATCATCGGTAAGTGGCCTGTTGGCATCAATGCTTATTCGGTGGTAACTGCTGACCCATCTCCTACAAAGTATTGGGCTGTCCAATGGTGGGCTTACTCAGCAGAAACTCAAATGCAACACTTGGTTGATTTGGTGCGCTCGCCTATGGATGCTCCTGACTTCTTGGACTACAACCAAGACACGCGCCAGTACACGGGGTTGCTTGAGGAATGGTGGCAACGCGCCAACGATCAGGGTCATCCCTTTACCACACTAATTGTTGAGGCAAATGCGGCACAACGCTTCATGCTTCAGTACGATCATTTCAAACGGTGGGCAGCGATTCGCAATGTCAGCCTCGTACCGCATCAGACTAACCGCAACAAGTCCGATGAAGAATTCGGTGTTCAGACCCTTGCCCCACATTACAAAGCTGGTCGCGTTCGTTTTCCTGGTGGTGGCGATTACATTGGGTCAAAGGCAACGATGAAGCCAATGGTCAAAGAACTTATTCAATGGCCCGAAGGTTCAACCGACGATACCGTTATGGCGCATTGGTTCTTAATTTGGAACGCACCAAATTTGTTCCATACCAACATGACTAACCCACCAAAGTTTGCACGACCAAGTTGGATGTCAGGATCTCGATGGGGAAATAGGTAATTCATTACCGTTAAGTGGTATATTTACACACAAGTTACGCCTCTCGAGAATTGAGATTGACATGGCAAAAATGGGAAAAGTTGAAAAGTATCCTTCAAAGGCAGCAATGGCTAAGCACGAAAATGCTGAAGGTAAAAAGATTGCCGCTATGGAAAAGAAGATGGGCGAAAAGGATGTAGTCGCTAAGACTAAATCTTCCATGAAGAATAAATCTGCTGGCAAAAAGATTAACAAGACTGTCTAAGGAGCAATGACATGGCTGCAAAGAAAGCACACCCAGGATTCAAAGCTGTTCAAGCACAGATTGCGAAGAAAGAAGGAGTCAGCTCAAAGCGAGCAGGAGCAATTCTTGCTGCTGGCGCTCGTAAAGCATCTCCTGCCGCACTCAAGGCTAACCCAAACCTCAAGAAAGTTTCCGGAGTAAAAAGCAAGAAGGGTATGTAATGGTTAAGTATGTAGAAGCCAAAGACGAACTCATTGACAAGCGAATGATTGGCAACTTATCTGCTACTCAAAAAGCAGCATTTGAAAAGTTGGACAAGAAGCATCGCAAGGTTAAGACTCAAGAAGCAGACAATGCTATTGATAAGAAAATTATTGCCAAGGTTAAAAAGACTAAGAAATGAAAAAGCAAAGCGCTTCTGCAAAGAAGATTGCTAAAGTAATGAAAGAGTACGGAGCTGGCAAACTTCACTCAGGATCTAAAACAGGTCCGATAGTAAAGTCACAAAAGCAAGCAATTGCAATTTCGTTATCGGAAGCAAAGAAGAAAAAGGGTAAATAATGCCAAAGACTCCTGCGTGGCAACGCAAAGAAGGGCAGAATCCAAAAGGCGGTCTTAATGCAAAAGGCCGTGCTAGTGCAAAGGCACAAGGTAGCAACCTAAAGCCACCTGTTAAATCAGGTGACAACCCACGCAGAGCAAGTTTCCTTGCTCGTATGGGCAATGCTGCTGGACCTGAACACAAGCCTAATGGAGAACCAACTCGCCTATTACTATCGTTGCAAGCATGGGGCGCTTCTAGCAAGGCAGATGCAAAAAAGAAAGCGGCTGCAATCTCTAAAAGAAATCAAGGTAAGAAATGAAAAAAGAATTTTGGGATAAAAAGAATCCTAATAAAGTTTCTAAACCTTTGACTCCTGAGCAAAAGGCAAAAGCCAAAGCGAGCGCAAAAGCTGCTGGCAGACCTTATCCAAATTTAGTCGATAATGCGGCAGCAAAAAAATCTAAGAAGAAGTCAGGTAAATAATGGTCGGTCCAACACTTGCTGAGATTGCTTATATCCTGTCTGAAAGACAACAGCGCCAAGGTCCAATGATTGACCAAATGCGTCAACTACGAGATGCCTACAATGGTGATCTCGTTATTCCGCTACCTGAGATGGATCGACGCGAAAAGTCTGCTGTCGCAAATCTTATTACTACTGGTCTAGATCAGACTGCAATGCGTATCTCATCAACAATGCCTAGTGTTTATTATCCTGCCCTTGAAGAAGGAAACAATGCTTCTGAGAAGCGGGCTCGTACCCGTAAGCGCGCAACAATGGGCTGGTGGGAAGCAAATAAGATGCAGTTGAAGATGCGCCGTCGCGCTCGCTGGCTTATTGGCTATGCTTCCTCACCAGTTATTCTTCGCCCCGATACCAAGTGGGGTGCTGCTCGTTGGGACATTCGTGATCCGCTAAGCACTTATCCATCTATCGGTGAAGATCCTGATGAGATTACTCCTAACGATTGTATTTTTACATACACTCGTTCACGCGCATGGCTCAAGCAGCACTACCCTGATGCAGCAGTACAGCTCGTTGGTGGAGATAAAGCAAAGCCAACTGATCTTGTACAGATTGCTGAATACACAGATGCTGAAGTAACAGTTCTTATGGCTTCATCGCAAACAAAACTTTCTCAATGGGAAGGTCCAGTTCGCGGTGTTCCTCATGTAGAACTTGAGCGCATCCAAAATAAGACAGGGCTTTGCCTCGCTGTCGTTCCAGGTCGTATTACTCTTGATCGCCCAATGGGTCAGTTCGACTCACTTGTTGGTATGTACCAGTTGCAGTCTAAGTTGATGGCTCTTGAAGTCATTGCTGTAGAGCGCGGTATCTTCCCTGACACTTATCTTGTATCTCGCCCAGGTGAGACTGCTCGTTTCGTAGCAGGACCTTACGATGGTCGCACCGGTCAGGTGAATGTGGTTCAAGGTGGAGACATTCGTGAAATGGCTGCTAACCCTGGATTTGCTACCAACGGAATGATGGATCGTATCGAGCGAGCGCAGCGTATCGGTTCCGGTACTCCTGCTGAATTTGGTGGAGAATCAACATCCAATGTTCGTACTGGAAAGCGCGGAGATGCAATCCTTTCAGCCGTAGTTGATTTTCCAATCCAAGAAGCACAGGAAATTTTTGCTGCTTCATTGCAGGAAGAGAACAAGCGTGCTATTGCAATTGCCAAGACTTATTTTGGTAATGAGCGCAAGTCTTTCTACATTTCATCGCGTGGTGCAAAAGGTCATGTTGACTATGTACCAAATAAAGATTTTGAAGATGATAACAATGTTGTTACATACTCACACACAGGTGCAGATGCAAACGCACTTGTTGTAGGTCTTGGTCAGCGCATCGGTATTGGAATCATGTCAAAGCAAACAGCGCAAGAAATTGATCCATTTATTTCTGATCCCGAGCAAGAGAAAGACCGTGTTATTAGTGAAGGACTCGAGCAAGCACTTCTCCAATCAATTCAAACTCAGGCTTCTCAAGGTGCTATTCCCCCTAGCGATGTGGCTGCTATTGCTGCTATGGTCGCGTCGGACAAAGCATCATTGGCTGACGCGGTAACAAAGATTCACGAACAAGCTCAGAAGCGTCAAGCAACTCCTGCACCAACAGGCGCTCCTGAAACAATGCCAGGACTTGCACAACCAGGAATGGGTGCGGAGCAACCACCAACACAACCACAGCAACCACAAAATGTTGGTGCGTTCCTTGCATCACTAGGCGCTGGCGCTAAGGCAGGTGCATAATGGGTTCTAGAGGTCGTGGTGGAGCTCGTCAGGGCGTAACAGGCAAGGCATACGCAAACCGTACAGATATGAACGGTGCAAATGTTGTAGGTCCACAAGGTCAAAACCTTAACGCTGGAAAGATTGCCGCAACTGCAGTTCCTGGGCAAGCCTATGGAGCCGCCGGCGCACAACTAGCAGGACAAAAAGTAGTTCCAATGGGAGCAACATCAAATCCAGTTCAGCCAGCCCCTGCTCAAACATCATCTGCTAATGGCACTCCACCAGCCCCTGCTGCCCCTATGGGGCCTGTAACTCCACTTAATGCACCAACTACCCACGGATTACCTATTACAACTGGTCTAGATGGTCAGGGCATGATGCAAAACTTAAAATTTGATCCATCGCAACAAGCATTAACTTTGTTAAATTCTCTTGGAGATAATATTTCACCACAAGTTGCCTACATTAAAAATTACCTTGCGATGCAAACAGAAAATCAGATGCCTCACTAATGGCTACTAATATCAATCCTACAGATCTTATTCCTTCGGCTTCAACACCTGCACCCAAGCCGACTGTAACCCCAAGCCCACAGGCAACTGCCCTTGCTGGATATATTGATGCGGCGCATAAAAATGGTTATGGCAATTTAGATCCTAGTGTTCTTATTGCTACTTCTACAGGAGCAACTAATCACCCTACCCACAACGGTGTCATGGGTGCTATTACAAGTGCTGCAGCAAATGCGTGGAAAAGTGTTGGTCATTTTTTTTCTGATCCATCTACAAAACTTCCACCAAATACAGCACAAACAGTAAGCGATCATTTTAACAATACAGGCATACAAACATTTAAACCGATAGATTTGCAAACAATTCAAAAAAATCTTCAAAGTCAAGGGTATGCAACCAAACTTCAAGCCAATGGGGTTTGGGGAAGTGACTGGTCTAATGAAGCGTATAATTTAACAAGTGCAAATTTAACAAAACAAAGCAAAGGTACATTTAGCGCTCGTAAAGTATTTGATGGAATTTTTGGACCATCATTTTTGTCTCATGCAATTCCTCTTGTTGCAAGCATGGCAAAAACAGCAGTTGGAGAAGCAATACATACCGTTGGTCTTCTTCCAAAACTTGCCGAGCAAACTCAAAGCATATTGCCTTGGGCAGCAAAAACACCAGATAATATTTCAACAAATATTGACAAACTTGGTCATTCTATTGATGCCGCATCTCGCCTTATTGAACATCAAAAAGCACAAACTATTGATGAATATCTTGCAACTCCTGTTGGTTGGCAAGATGCTCTTGCTGTAGTAGATACAGCATTAACAGCTTCTGTTGTCGGAAAAGGACTTGAAGGAGCAGCGCTTGCCGTCAAAAGTGGTCTTGCTGCCGGTAAAGAAGCAGGTGCTACAAATGTTGTTACGGCTCTAACAAAAGATTTAGGCAAAGCAGCAGCAGAACGCCCTAATAAATGGCTTATTAATTCTTTATTTCCTGAGTCGCAAGCAGGGTTTCGCAGACTTCCATTTACTAATAGTTTATTAAATTCTCCTACTGCAAGTTTTGCAAATACCCTTGGTCATATTGGGGAAAGCATTGCAACTGGTGGAACAAATATGTGGAAAGCAGCTCGAACAGTTGCAGCAACACCATATCGTTTACCTATAGTTGGAATTGCTGGAAAAATTGGCACAGATGTAGCAATGACTGGTTTAAAACTTGGTCTTATTTCTGATACACAAAAGTTTCTTGGTGATCCCAATGGTCAATATGCCTATGCCCTTGACCACCTTAAGCCAATTGCAGGTTTAGAAGGAACAGCACTTGATCTTTTGCAACTTGGATTCCATGCACCTCATTATGATATTAATGGTTTTGCTTCTCACCAAGTTGGTACAACAGTAGAAGGCGCTCGTCAAACACTTGAAGATGCTTTGCAACAAAATAGCATTAGAGCTGATTGGCAACGCGGAACTAATACCGATTACACAAAACTTGTTGATGAAGCAAAAAAGCGCGGAATTCCTGCAGATATTGTTGATTATGGAATTTTAAATAATTACCATGAATTTGCTGCTCGTCATGCTGCAGAAAGTCAATATCAATTTTTAGTTCAAAATGGAAAAATTGACCCTACTAAAGATGATCTTCGTACTGCATTTTTAGAACAAACTTCAAACGCCATTCGCAATAACAAAGATTTAATGAATCAAGCAGTTGAATCTTATAAATTAAAGCCAGGACTATTTGCTGCTGATCTTGCTCGCCAAACAGTAAATATGAAAGCAGATAAAACTTACGATTACCGTACAAGTTTCTTAGATAAACTTAAGCGAGATCAAATTATTAGAGAACAAATTGTTCCTTATATTGACCATTTGGTAACCCCTGATACTTTAAGTAAAAATGCACTTAACCCACAAGTAGCCCCGCTTCCTTATGGCTACTCTTCTTATGTAGATACAATTCAAAAAGAATATGAAGCTGCTCAACAAAAAGAAGCAATTGCTCATAATGCTGCAGCAGATGTTGGGCTTGTTAAAAAAGGCGTAGTTCAAAGAGTTTCTAAAAAAGCGTTAGATAATGCTAAAGATCCAAAAGCAAAAGTAAAAATTCAAAACCAACTTGATGCTCAAAATGCTTGGGACAAAGCAACAGCAGAAAGAGCAGCAGTAGCAAAGAAACTTGCAAAAGCAAATAAAAAGGCTGTTGCTAAAGTTCCTTACCCAATCACAGATGCACAAGCCGCTGCCTTAAATGGGGATACTTTAATTCCTAGCATTGGACACATGAATACTCAGCGCCAAACTTCAGGCGATATGCAAAGCCAAGCATTGAAATTTTATAAAGATCTTGCCAAGGCAAAGCCTGGATTTAAAGCACCTACAACTATTGATATACGCGAAGAAGCACAATCTGCTCGCGTAACTAATCCTGAAGATGTTAATCCTTGGGACTTGAACGCATCAGTTGACCCAACAGCAGTTCGCACAATGGCTAAGAAATTGCCTCGTTCTTTTGATCCTGGAACAGCATCAGAATCAGAAACCATTTTGCGTAATAAAGTTTTGGGTTACCTTGGGTCAGAACTCAATGTCAATATTAAAGATTTGCTCTATGTTCCTACAGAGAATCTTATTGATCTTGTAGTTCAGCGTTCATCTAAAGCAGCCGGTGATATAACAATCCCATTAGATGCTCCACAGGCATTGCATGACGGTGTAGCAACTCTTAATGCTTTGGGCGGTAAATTGGTTTATGGAACTGATATTGGTCACGCTTTTAATTACACTCCAAAAGACATTACAGAACTTGGCGATATACAATCCCGCATTTCTCATTACTCAGATAAATTAGGATTAAACTTTGCAAAGGTTGATCCTACAACTGCAGCAAAACATTCATACTCTGTAATGCTTGGAAAGATTCAAGAGCATCTTAATAACTCTCCAATAGGCACTTACCCTGTATGGGCTACAGCGCCACGCTTGATGAATTATCTTAATAGCATTATTAAGCCTGAAATGAACGCATTGATTTCTACTCAATATAAACTTACAGCAACCAAGGGATCTAAGTTCCTTGGAGTTCGCGGTTTCTCCAAACAAGTAGATGCTCTTATCGAGGAAAACCCTGAACTTACCCGTAATCAAGCTAAAGCACATTTGCAAGATACGCTTCAAGGTGAAACTGGACCGCAATTTTGGACTCGTAAGCAAGTAGTTCAAGCGCTTACAAAGAAAAGCACACAAGATAACGGTCTTATTAAGGTTTCACTTAATGGAAAAGTAATTGAAGTAGAACCAATTACCGTTAATGGTGCGCCAATTTCTACTAAGCAAGCCAATGAATTTTATAACGCAATGCGTAAAGGCATGAGCGCAACACCTAACTATGTTGGTGGATTTAACCCATTTGTAAAAATGCTTGATAGTTCTCTTTATATGGGTGGGCTTCCGCTTTACATTAAAGGTCACCAAGTTCTCGATTTCTTGCCAGCAATTAAAAATCAGATTATGGCTTTTCGTTATCAAGGATCTCCACGCTTTGCTTATTTGCGTGTATTAAAAGCAGCCATTAAGGGCGTGACTGAAAATGTTCCTTTCAGCATGAACCCTATGGAATCTCTTAAAGCAACTGGCAACTATGACAAGGCAATGAAACTTCGTGAGTCTTATCTAGGGGTTGATACAAAGGCTCAGCAGGTTTCAGATTATGTTAATAGCGAATTTGATAAAGCTGATATTTATAATGTTTATAATCCTACTGCAACAGAAGCATGGATTCTTTATAACCTTCATAAAGATGCTTTGGCTGCCGTTGGTGGGGTTGCAAGCAAAGTTGATAAAGCGGCAGTAATGAAAAAGTTTGATGATATTTATTCTTATGGAAATCGTACTGCTGCAGAAAAAACAGTTAACGCTTTCTTTTTCCCATTTTCATTTGAAAAGACAGTTGCTCGTCAGCTTGGTGGTCATCTTCTAGATAGCCCTACAAGTCGTTTAGTTGCTGCTCAGGCAGTTAATCTTTATGATAACCATGAACAAGATATTAAAGATTGGTACAAGAAACACGCACCAATTATTAAAGAGTTTGAAAAGTTTAATCCGTTTTTCCACGGAATCGGACTAGGTAACCCTGGTGGTATTTTGGCTGGAACTTTTGGTATTGCTAAACAAGCATTTGTAACCCTTATGCAACCTCATGCTATTACTGATATGGCTTCTGCCCAAGCAGCAGTTAATATGATCCCAGTCCTTAAAGACCTTAATAACATAATCTTTGGAATTAGCCTTACTGGGGCTAAGCCATCAGGTCCTAAGTATGGAGAACTTGCCCAAACCATCAATGCGGCCCGTGGAGACATTTCTAAGTTGGTAAGCGGTTCAGGCAAAGTTATAAAGATTGCTGGCGTTGAGATCCCAACCAAACCAAATGCTTTATCTCCTTATGACCAGCAGCAAACCGACGGATGGGCGCTTTACCAAAAGCTCACATCTAAGGTGGCAAATGTCTTAGCAGCAAACCGAAATGGTGGAAATATTGCTTGGCCTTCTCAAATCCCAGGTGAAGGCGGTAAAAAAGTTTCTATGCAGGGGATTAGAAACATAGTTAATTTTGCTTATCCTTCATGGGATTCAGCCAAAATGCAGGAATGGGTTGCCATTCAAACTCAAAAAGTTGCCCAAGAGAGAGCCGCTATACAAAAGGATGCCCCACACTCTCTTGCTCTTTACGATGCTTTTATTAAGCAAGCAGATACTATTAGAACCGTTATCAGCAAGCAGACGGTTGACCCTATCCTTTTGGCTAAAGCAACCAATGAGATGAGATCGGCTGCGCTCAAGTTATCTTATTCTGATAGCACCTTCTATACTTTCTACAAGAAATACTACGAATCTAAATTTGGTCCACTTAAGGAGTTGTAATGGCTGATACATTTACAGTAGATAAAGCAGGAAAACTTCTCCTTAATGGAAAACCATATACCGGAGACGCTACTAATAAATCAACTGGCGCTACCACTACATTTAAAAATGGCGTTGAAGTTAAAAAAGCAGCACCCACAGCAAGTCCAACTCCAAAACCAAGCGTAACTGGTTCGGCTGCTACTGGCGATAATGGTGGAGATACTGGATTTACAAATCTTGGTGGTTCAGGACAACAGCAATCAGGTTGGTCAGGCGCTGCTGCGGCAACATTTGATCTTGGTGGGATTATTCCTGGGTACAACAAATCTATGACTGGCGACCAATTACTTCAAGCTCTTCAAACTTTAGCCCATGACAATTCTCCTAAATGGACAAGTTTTCGTAATGTATTAACTAATACTCAAAAGGGATATACCCTTTCTGATCTTAAATCAAACTGGACAAATCAAGATGTAACAGCAGTTAAAGATTTTTTGGTCACTCTTAATAATTACAATTCAACTAATAAACTTCTTAATAAGCCATCCGTTAATGTAAATAATTTTGCTGTTCAAACATTGACCGATGCTAAAAAAACTGGCACTAATTTTACAACTCTTAATGCCACTAAAACAGTTGCCCCGGTTATTCCAATTCCTGCAACAGCAGATCTTATGGGAGATGCCAATACTGCATTTACCAAGAAACTCATGCGCCTTCCAACCCCTGCAGAAGCAGCAGACTTTGCTAAGAAATATCAAGACCTTGTTCTTTCTTATGGAAATTCAAAAGTTAGCGCTAAAGCAAATGCTGCATTTGAAGCACCTTCTCAACCTGTTCAATTCCAGCAAGCAGGAACTACTCCTTCTGCTACTACAGTTAAAAACCCAGTTGCTGCAACAAACGCTATTATGCAACCACCTACCGCATCTGTTGCTGCAGAAAATTATGCAACTAATAAAAATGCTCCCGAGGCTGGCGCTGTCGCTCTTGCTGGAACCGTTAACAATGTCTTGTCGATTCTGAAAGGTTAAAAATGGCTAGTCCTATTCTAGATAAAACAACAACTGACTATCTAAATACTATATTTGGATCAGAAGCAGCATGGGTTAACGATAAAGAACTCGGCCCCCTTATCCTTCAAATTTCTAAAGATGGTCTTACCGATTTAACAAGAATCAAAGATTATCTTCAAACACACGCGGTTGATGCTAATGGTCAAATTCAGACTGTTGCTCCTGATAAAAGTTGGTTTGGCACAAAAGGATCTGCTGTTCGAAATGCTATAGTTTTACAAAAATCAGATCCTGCAACTTACAAAGAAAATGTAGATTACACACTTAAAAATTCTGTAATCCCTACAGCAACTCGTCTTGGAATTACACTTGATCCAACAGCTTTACAAACTATTGCTGAAAACATTTATAACAATGGATGGGGTAGCAGCCAAAATCTTATTGAAAATGCAATTACAAGTCAGTTCCATTATGACCCTAAAGCAGCCGCTACTTTAGCCTCAACAGGTAAAAGTGCTGGTGGTGCAGTAAGCAAAACAGCTTCAAGTTTTGCAAGCATTGCTTCAGATTATGGTGTTACATTGCCTAAAGATCCAACCCAATTAGATGCTTTTATTAAGGGTGCAATTGGAGTTAATGGAACAGAAGATGCTTTTAGAGACTGGGCAAAGCAGCAAGCAATTCACGCCTACCCATTCCTTGCTGATGCCATCAATGCTGGCTCGACAGTTAAAGGTTATCTAGGAAATTATGCAACTAATATTGCAAATACTTTAGATCTTCCTACAGATGCAATTGATTGGTCACAACCAAAATGGCAATCACTTGTTAACCCAGTAGGATCTACCAAACTTCCTAATCTTAATGAAGTTCTTACCACCGTTAAAAATGATCCTCAATACGGATACGATCAAACAATGGGTGCTAAAAATTCTGCTTATGATTTAGCAGCAAAAATTAAACAAGTATTTGGAAAGGGAGCATAATATGGCAATCTATACACCTGGCATGAATATGATGGTTGATGGCGGTGGAACAACCCTTAGTCAAGATCAAATAGATGCTCGTAAAGCAGTTGCTGATGCTCAAGCAAACGCAGAAGAAACTGCTAAATTAATTGGTGGAACTGTTGATGCTAATGGCATGGTTGTCATGCCTACAAATTATCAAACAGGGTCATCCACCCCGACCCCTTTATCTACAAATCAAAAAATCGCCAACACTATTTCTGCTTATGCTGCCGCTCACCCCGCACCAGCAGGAACACATTACGGTACAACGCTTGGTCCTGATGGAAATCCAATCCTTTATAAAAATTTAACTGCTGCATCACTAGGCTTGGCTAATAATGTTGCAGGAACGGGTGTAACAACAGGAACAGGTACAAGCACAAATACTGGAACAACAACCGTTAATCCTGGTGGAAGTGCCAATGCAAACCCAGGAGCTCTTCAAATTATTTCTGATGCTCTAAAATCTGCTGGTCTTAGCGCTCTTGCTACAAAAGCATGGTCCATGTGGAATCAGGGCTATGATTTTAATGCAATTATGGATGACCCAACAAACGGAATTCGTGCAAGTGCTGATTATAAAAAAGTTTTTCCTGCTATGGCAACCCTTAATGCCATGGGGCAAGGAATTTCAGAAGGTACATATCTTCAAAAAGAACAAGCAGATTTAGAATTAATGAAACAATATGGAATTCCTAGTGGAATTTTTGATACTAAAGAATATCTTGGTAGTTTGCTTACTAACAATGTCAACCAAACAGATCTTGAAAAACGCCTTATGGCAGTTCAAGATATGCTTGATCCAAATGTTTCAAAATATGCACAAGATACTTATGGTCTTGATGAGGGTCACCTTAAAGCCTATTTACTTGATCCAAAATTAGCAGGTCCTGTTGTTTTGAAAAAGGCTCAAGCAATGCAAATTGGTGGAGCTGCTTATCAACAACAATTTACTGGTGGTCTTGGTCCAAATGGAGAGCTTTCCCAAGCACAAGCCGAAGCCCTTGCTAATGCCAATGTTACTCAAGCGGGAGCGCAGACAGGGTTTGCCAATATTGGTCAACAAGGTCAATTTGCCCAAGCCCTTCCTGGGGATACTTCAGGCAGCGTAAGCAATCAGCAACTTATTAATGCTCAATTTAACTTAAACCCTAATGACATTATTGCTACTAAAAAAGTTCAACAGGGTCGTATAAATGAGTTCAATGCCGGTGGAGCAGTAGCAGGAAACGCTAATGGTCTATCAGGGCTTGGAACAAGCAACGCTACAGCCTAAGTTGCTTACTGCCTAGACATTCTGTACGCTTTCGTCTAGAAGGTCCGAGTAATTGTTGGCAATCTCCAAGTCGTTTGCCTGAGACCTGTTGAGACTTGATGAAGGTCGCCCCGCGAATGGCTTCGTGGTGTCGGTCTTTGGCTTCCGAGCCAGCCCCTTTAATCAGCCCCGCCGTACCACTATTCCTAGTAGGTGCGCGAAACGGAAATGGAAAATGCAATGAGCGAATATGATTTTGAAGATCAAGAACTAGATAACTCACCGGAAGAAACCAACGAACCCGCTAGGGATTCTCGTCAGTTTGTACGAAAGTTAGAGCAGGAAGCGAAGGAAGGCAAGGCTGCAAAGCGTCAGGCAGAAGATGCCCAACGCGAGGCAGAAGCCGCAAAGCGCGAATTAGCTCTAATCAAGTCAGGCGTAGATGTTGAGTCTCCAACAGGAAAGTTGTTTGCTAAGGCATACGACGGAGAGATTTCTGTAGAAGCAATTAAGGCAGCAGCAACTGAATATGGTTTGATCGCAACATCTCAGACTTCTGAGGTCAAGAATGATCTTGATGCGTTGGATCGCGTTTCACAGGCTGCAGCAGGTTCTACAGGAGTTGTTTCTCCTACAGCACTAGATGCTATTCGTAACGCTGCGGATCCTTCTGAGATTATGAAGATTCTTCGTGAAAACAACATCACTATCTCGCATGAACAACCAGGCGAAATGTTCAAGATTTAGCCTGTCCAACTTCTAGCGAAAAGAGAAATAAATGGCATTAACAACCACCTCGTCGCTGGATCTCTCGAAGGCCGCGTATGAAATGCTTGCATACTACGCACTTCGCCCAGAGCTTTATTACGATGCTCTAGTAGAGGTTCAGTCAACAAACGCTACAAACCGTGGCGTATCTGTACAGTTCACAATCGCTTCAGATCTTGCTGAAGCAACAACAGCACTCAACGAATCTTCAGACACAACTCCTGTTGCTATGTCAGATTCTTATGTTGTTGTCACACCTCTTGAATACGGTAACGCAGTTCAGCTTACTTCTAAGCTCGGCGCTACAGCGTTCATGGAAGTTAACCCAATCGCTGCAAATGTAGTTGGTTGGAACGCTGGTATCTCAACAGACGGTATTGCTCGTAATGCTGCTGGTCAGGGTACACAGGTTGGCTATGCTGGTTCAAAGACCTCACGCGCATCTCTTGCTAAGACCGATACCCTTGCAGGTAACGATGTTCGCAAGGCTGTTGCTAAGCTCCGCAAGCAGAATGTTGCTACATTCAATGGTATGTACAAGGGTCTTATCCACCCTGATGCTTCATACGATTTCCGTGGCGCTACTGGTGGAACTAACTGGTCAGATCCTCATGTCTATTCAGATCCTTCAGGTATCTACAATGGTGTAATCGGTAACTTCCAGGGCGTACAGTTCATGGAAACACCACGCGCACCATTCTTTGCTGATGGAGCTACACAGTCATACACAATCTCAACAATCGCTGTATCTTCAGGTGTTGCAACACTTACAACTTCTGCTGCTCACGGTCTTTCTGTTGGAGATACTCTCACCATCTCAGGTGCTACAACAACATCAGGTACAGGTTCAACAGATCAGACTGGCTTCAATGCTCAGTTCACAGTTGTAACTGTTCCATCAACAACAACTCTTACAGTTTCTGTTGCTGGTCTTACTGGTGTTAACCCAGGAACTTCATTGACACTTGCAGTTGCTGCAGTCGATGTTTACGGAACACTTGTCATGGGTCGTCAGGCTCTTGCTAAGGCGTTCTCAACTGGTGGCGGTTATGGCGAGCAAGCTCAGATCGTTGATGTACCTGTTATCGACACATTGCGTCGTTTCACAGGTATTGGCTGGAAGCACTTTGTCGGATACTCTGTATTCCGTCAGGCTGCTTTGTACCGCATTGAATCAGGTTCTTCAATCGGTCAGTAATTAAGTTAGGGGGGTGAGGCGCTTATACCTTTCTCGCCTCATCCCCCGCTTTATCGTTAGGAGTAACAATGGCAACCTTTGAACCCCCTTCACGCGTTCTCGTTCCTGTTGTTACTCCTAATGTCCCTAAAGAACAGCAACGCCCATTTGCGTATTTTAAGCCGTCTATCCCACGCGGCATTAATGTGTGGATCAATACCTTTAATGAAGTAACAGAAATTCAGCCCCCTTTGTGGATTCAACGCACAGTTACAGATGCTGATGGCAATCAAATCAGCGTAACTCCTGGCGTTAAAAAAGTTTTTTATGGTGGGCATATTTACACAATCAATGATGAAGAGAAGCGCATCCTTACCCAAGCAGGTTACGGTGATAACATTGTCGGGTGAGAAAGGGAGCGTAATGACTTGTAGCCATCAGAACCGTAAGATGACTTTCGTAACGCTAAAAAATGGAAGCGTAGAAAAAACCTATATTTGCAAACTCTGCGACGAGCATCTTCCTGTTGATGAAGGATCATTCTCATTAGATGCAGTTCGCTCTATTGGCTTTGGCGTTGGCACTATGCCTACTCGTCATCCAGGATCCCAAGCAGTTGAAGCCCGTGAGAAGCGCTGGGAAAAAGATATGCCAGCGTATAAGCGTTTGCGCCAGCAAGGTTTGCAACCTAAGACTATTGACGGTGCAGCTCATATTGAGGCAAAGGCAGAAACTCGTTTTGAAGTTGAATCAGGTCAGGTTCTTCCTGGTCAAGCAAAGAAAATTGAAACTGCGGTTAGCGCTATTGAATCTATTACAGGTAAAAGCGTTTATACCCCTGATACGAAACCGGTAAATCTATGACAACAGGACAAGACTGGATCGCCCAAACTCGCTCATACCTAATGAGTGGTTATGCCGAGAATAGAAATAAACTTGCTCAAGATTACACAGCAGGTAGTGGTCTTCTTGTTTTTCAGTACGACATGGCTGGTATTCGCCCAGGCGCTCGCCTTTCTATCGGAACAAATACTTTTTATGTATGGTCAGTAAGCGGTCAGCAAGCAACAGTTCAAGCAGGAGAAGATTCTTCTACTGATATTAGCGTTCCAGCAGGAACTCTTGTTCGCGTATCTCCACGCTTTACTGGTGATGAAATTTGGAAGCAACTAGCCAATGACCTTGGAGATCTATCATCTCCTGCTAATGGCTTGTATGGAATCCAGACAGTTGATCTTACTTACAATGCAACACTTAATGGTTATGACCTTGGTTCTATTGGCGACAGCCTTCAGTCTATTTATGAAGTCAAGTACCTAACTCCTGGACCGCAACTTGATAACCCGCGCATCCATACAACAGGATGGCGCTTGAACCGTAACGCCAACTCTTCGCAGTTCCCATCAGGGCTTTCATTGCAGATGTTTGAACCTGCTTACCCAGGTTACAATGTTCGTGTTGTTTACCGTTCTAATTTTGTAATGCCTACTACTTATCTTGCCAATGTATCTTCTACTGGTTTACTTCCATCTGCTTATGATCTGCCACCGTTAGGTGCTGCAATTCGCTTGATGGAAGGTCGAGAAATCAAGCGTAACTTCACAGAAGGTCAGGGAGATACTCGTCGTGCTGGCGAAACCCCACCAGGAGCAGTTCTACAGTCTGCCCGTGGATTGCAGCAACTTCGCGCTAACCGTATTACAGCAGAAGCTGCAAGACTAGAAGCACTCTACCCAAACTTTAAGGCATAACAATGGCCGATTTAGAGACATTTGATACCCCCTTATACGATCCATCTCCTGCTTTATTTGCCGGTACTTCTTCTTCAGATTTAGTTCCATACCCATTCCCTGTTGGTTTGGGTGGACACTATTACGGCGTTCAATGGGATAAAGATTCTATTGGAGTATGGGGCGCAAAGTTTAAGCGCGAGTCTCTTCCTTTGCTTCGTCAGCAAGCAGACAATTCAAATGTTCCAGGTGAGCAATCAATTTCTCCTGAGCAGTTTTGGCGTAGATCTCAAGACACTTGGCTATACGGAGAAGGTCAAACTTACCTTGATCGCGCCACTTCAGAAATCCGTCGTTACCACGATGGACTTGGAATTGACCCTTGGACTCCTTGGCAATTAAAACTTCTTAACGACACAACTAAAGTTTATGCAAGTAGCAATACTGGACTTCAATGTGTTGCAGCAGGTACTTATATTTACCTTCTTGATGGAAGTGCTATTAAGTATTCTTCAGGGACTTTGGCAACATGGCTTACCGCAACAGGTGCTACTGGTAGTCCAGTATCTATTGATACTGACGGTAATACTATTTATACAGCCCACGGCAGCAATGGTATTTATTCAGGAACTGTTGGTGGCACTACGGTAAGTAGTTACGCTACTGGAACAGCCAGCCTTGTTCGTTTTACAAAATCACGCCTTATGGTTGCTGGCGGTGGAAAACTTTATAATGTAACTACTAGTGGTGCTTTGCCTACAGCCCTTCTTGATCTTTCTTCCCGTAACTTTACTTGGGTAGATATTTGTGGCGGTCAATCTCAGATTTATGCAGCAGGTTATGCTGGCGATAAGTCCCTTATCTACCGCACAGCAGTTCTTCCTGATGGCACAGCTCTTGCTGTACCTACGGTTGCAGCAGAACTTCCTGATGGAGAAATTGTTCGTTCTATTTCTGCTTATCTTGGCTACATAATGATTGGCTCAGATAAGGGTGTTCGATTCTGTTCAGTTAATTCAGATGGTTCATTGACTATCGGTGGAATCATTTCAACAGATGCTCCTGTTTATTGTTTTGAAGCCCAAGATCATTTTGTGTGGTATGGAAACTCTAATTACAATGCTTACACAAGTGGCTTAGGTCGCATGGATCTAACTACATTTACTTCTAACCTTGTCCCTGCTTATGCTTCAGATCTCATGTCTTTTGATACTTCTGCTGGTGCAAGAGTTGGTGTTTTAGGAGCTGTTCGTTCTGTAATTACTTACAATAACAAGCGCTACTTTACTGTTGATGGATTTGGTCTAGTTGGTGAAGCAAGCGTTCCAGTTCCTGATGGTACTTTTATTAGTGGCGTTATTGCTTATGGAATTTCAGATCCCAAAATTGCCATGTTTGTTGATATTAAGCATGAGCCATTGCAGGGAAGTATTGAAGTAGGAATTGTTGCTGATAAAAACGATTCTTATATCGTTGCCTCAGATGCAAATATTATTGGAACTTCTGATGTCCCAGGAAGCGTCTCAGGTCCTTACCCATTTTCCGCAGGGCAATTGGCTGGCGAAAACTTCCAAATTGTTATTAAGTTGATTTCAGATGGAACCCATAGTCCAATTCTTACCCGTTGGATTTTGCGCTCATATCCAAAGCCAGTTAGAAGCGCTCAATGGAATGTTCCTCTTTTGATCTACCCAACCGTAACCCTTGGAGATAAGGACTGGGCGCAGGATTCAGATGCCGAACTTCAGTTCCTTTTTGGCTTACATCAGAATCAGAACATCGTCTCGTTGCAGGTAGCCGACAATGTTTATCAGGTAATCATGTATGATTACCAATGGTTGCCCGATGCGGTGGACATTTATGGCAAAGTCCGT